TCGGGGTACTTCTCAGACATCTTATGGATGGCCGTGTCTCTGTCTACGCAGAAAGACGCAATGGATAATGCGCTGCGCCACAAGTTGTACTCAATGGTGTCTTGGTTTTGAAAGCAGTGCAGTAGTTGCGCACAGCCCTCACCCTTCACCGACTTCATCATGATTGTCTTGAACCGTTTGATTCGGTTCGACATGACTGAAGCCATCAAAGGACTCATTGCCCTTGGGATAAAATCAGGCACGGCTTCTTTAGGCTCGGGTGCGCCGAGTAGCTCTTTCATCTTTGCATAGGCAATACGCTCGGATGATTCGTTAATTACTCTAACTTCAGCGGGCTCAACGCCTTTGAAATTAAAGGTTCTGGGGATTCTAAGTACTCTGGATGCTTCAAAAACAGCAGGGTCAACGATCAGCTCGTTCTCTTTACATAGCTCTTCTAAGCGCTCGGCCAAGGGCTCCCACTCACGGCGCTCGATTGTTTCTTCGAGTAACCAGTAGGCATGGATGCCATAGCCTGAATTAACAACTATTGGAGTAGGCAGATTAACAGACTTATAAAACTTCTTAAAAGCCTGAATACCTTCAGCTTGCGTAGCATACCCTTTGCCTTCCGCCGCTTTTGCTTCTCCACAGTCAATGTCAATCCATAGTGCCCTAAAATACTTTGCGTTTGAATGTGTACGGTTATTTTCATTACCGTATTTAGCACAGCCATAGAACGCATTAACTTTATTTGCTACAAACTCTTGAGCAATCTCTTCAACTTCCGCTCTTGTATCGCAAAATCTTTGGTCTGGAAACTTACCCAAGCCAAAGACGCAGTACCTACCCTCTGCCGGTAAAACAGCATCTAGTAGATCAAACATTTTTTACTTCCGCTTCTTGTGCTGACGCATGAACGAAGTAATCAGCTCACTATGCTCCCGAGAGGGAACACTGCTCCCCCAAAACCAATTGTAAACAGTAGCCCTGCTCACGCCTAAGTAATCGGAAACATCGTTCACTGGAATACTTCGTTCAATGCAATACCTGCATAAAGCTACACCCAACGAATCAGTGTCGGCTTTTTTATTGGCTTCCACCAATCGTTGACTGTATCCATAGCTCATATTAGTCCTCCTCGCTCCACGCTTTCAGTACATCGTCTAATTCTTTTTTAGGCGCAACTGTGGGGGCTTCAGCTTTTGGGCGTTTGACAGGTTCCGCTACCGCTTCTGCTTTTGCTTCGGGCTTGGGTAAAACCTTTGTCGTGCTCATCTGCGCTTCGTATGGTGTCATTACTACCAACTTCTGAACTTCAGGCAACACTGCCAATTTGCTAGTAACTGCAAACTCTTCTTTGTTAATAAAGCGAGCAGGGCTAAACAAAATAGACTGGTTGTCATTGTCTTCATTGAAGCTCATTGTGGTTACAACATAGTCAATGCTCTTGCCATTGTTAGAAAGATACTTGGAGTAGTTTTCAAACGTGAAGCAGTTGTCACCGACGTTGTCGCCAAACAAAGATTTAGATGCCAAATTTAATTGGTAAACTTCACCTTGCAATGATGTACCAAAATCTTCTTTCAATGTAACCGCAATACGGCGGGAGTAACGACAGGCTTTTGATGTGCCTTGACCCGAACCCTTGATGTTATTAGGGCACGCATCGCAACGATCAGCTTGAGGTTTGTTAGCACCTTTATCAGGTGACTGACCGTCATTAGAGAAACAGTCAGGTGCAGTTGGCTCCGCTTCGGGAGACCATGATTGTGCGTAGAAAATTCGTCCGACCTTTGGTGAGGCGTTAACAATGATGACATCAAGGTTGCCCTTGATCTTACCCATCTCTTCAGTACCGACCATCTTACGGAAGATTCCGTTCTTGGGCACGATACGCTTAGCACCGGTTTTGCCAGCTAAGTTTTTGGTTAAAGCACTAACCCCTGCTGTTTGCAGAAAGTCAGGTAACGATTGATCTAATAATGCTAAATTGCTCATTTGGTTTAATCCTTTTTACGTCTAACTACCACGGTGAATTGATTCTCGACATTCATCCCTTGGGGATAAGCATCAGGATTCTCTTGAATAAACTCTTTCATATGTGTTTGTTGAATTCGTCTCTCAAGCAAGCCGAACGCATCATGTTCTTTGATGAACTGATACATTGAATCCCAGTCATTCGTCCAATACCGTGATTTAACCGAACGAATAACAGTGCCATGATCTGTGCCTAACGTGTTGGTGTTAAGCTCTTTGCAGAGGTCAAGGAGTTTCTCCTCAATTATTTCCATCTGCTCTTTGATTTTATTGTCTTGTTGTTCCCATTCTTGTTTAAGCATGGAACGCCTATCTCGCATCTTGATGTAGACGCTAGTCAGTTGATTGACATCTAATGGGGGTTTTTCTTCCTGAACGTGTGAGTCCATAATTTAGTTCCTTTCGTTGTTGTGAATTTATTATATATCAGGATTAGACATTGTCAAGTCTTCATCCAATAATTCTTGCTTATAAAGCTCAATTATTTTTTCATGGTTCGTAATGTTATTACGGAGCATGTTGTACAACCGCTTCTCGACTGCGCTACCTCTTATGTGTACGATAGTCATGGGATTGTTCTGGCCGGGCCTGTCGATCCTTGCGTTTGCTTGCAAGTATGTTTCAACACTTGTGCAAGGAGCATACCATATGATTGTGTTTGCCGCAGTTAAGGTTAAACCATGAGAAGCCGCTTGCGGTTGAATGACTAGAACTTTAGGCTCAACATTGTTTTGGAATTCTTTGACTATCTCTGCACGCCGATTGGCTGATACTGCGCCATTGATGATGTCGCTTGTAATGCCTTGCTTGGTTAAGTATTTAGTTAGCAAATCAATCGTATGCGTAAACGGTACAAAGATTAAAACTTTATGGCTCGATTCATCAATCACTTCTTTAACCGCTTTGAGTCGGCTTGACGCATCGAAGTCCACAACTTCACCTGTGTCGGTGTACACAGACCCGCAAGAAATCTGTAGTAGTTTAGTCAACTTAGATGCCGCATTGACGGCACTGACTTCTTCACCGGCTGCCTCGATGAGCATCTGACTCTTAAGTTTCTTGTAATAGGTTAACTGCTGTGCAGTAAGCGGTGCGTCTCGGTCAATATAAGTAAGAGGTGGGAGGTCTAGACATTGCGCTTTCTCAAACCGAATGGCTGGTTGTAACGCTTGGTGTACTATCTGATCCGCATTGTCTTTAGGCGCCCAACGGAACTCGCTGACTCTGTAAAGCACCTGTGTTTTAAACTCACCAAAGAATCGTGGCACGCCCGTAGGGTTAACTAACTTTGCCAATCCGTAAGCATCCGCAGGGCTTTGGGCGGCTGGTGTTCCAGTCAACATCCACAAATTGTGAACGTGCTTGTTAATGTCCCGCATGGCTTTCCAACGTTTAGTCTGCGCATTCTTATAGGCTGACGCCTCATCAATGACGATCAAATCAAACTCACCAGCAATGATTTCGTTCTTAACAATTTCTACGCCATCAAAGTTGATAATAACAAACTCAGCGTTCCCATCGATAACTTTTTTACGCTTGGCTAAACCGCCGTGCGCTACATCCACTCTGCGGTGCAGAGCAAACTTAAACAAATCCTCTTGCCATGCGGCCTTCATCACAGATAGCGGGCACACAATCAGCACCCGTTTAATAATTCCTCGGGTCATGAGGTAGTCGGTTGCCCAAATAACAGACGCAGTCTTGCCTGTACCTTGCTCGTTAAAGCAAAAGGCTTTTCTGTTTCTAATTAAAAAGTCCGCAGTCTTGATCTGATGGTCAAACGGCGTATAGCCATGTGGCCTAGGCCACGCATATGTATCAAGACTCATTTTTTCTTGGGCTTGTTAACTTTGACCGTGTGGTCACTGTTCCTACTGAAAGATCTGTTAGCACTGGGGGCCTTCAGCTTTAAGTTCGACGGAGCATTTGTGCCTCCTTTAGAAAGGGGAACGGTATGGTCGATGTCTTTACCTGTGCGGTCAACACCTTTCTTGTCCATCTCGTTGCGAGCACGCTGACGCTCCATGCGGGCGGGCAGTTCACCACGCTCCACTTGTTGCTTGTACTCTTTTTTGTAGGGTCTAGGTTTATTAACGTATGGCATATTAACTCCTGTGTGGGTGTACTAGTTTAAGGATTGCTTGTTGTAATCTAACACATGGGTTAGATTTGTCCATCGGTACTGGATCACTGATAATAGCGCTTTCAATTATTTCAATAATTAAAGAATGGAGAATGTCATCAATTGGATCACCATTTTCATCATTATTTACTAGCGCATTAAGAATAGTTTGTTTAATTAGTTTTTCTACGTCACTTTGCAGTTTGATGTATGCTAGTGTTGCTTGTTCTTCTTCAGTCATTTCCTACTCCTGTCTACATAATGTTCGCAATGTGTGACTGGACACCATCCGCAAAGGGGGCCTGTTTTTGCATTCCATACTCCGCTCTCAAATGCGCCTTCTAATCTTTCAATATGGGGTAAAACCTTCTTCATGTACTTTTCTTTTGTTTCGGCTAGATGTTCGGCCTTTACGAATTCTTTGCTCACTACAAACATTAAGGCTGACTTCACCTTCTTCACCTCCGGAAACTTGGCAAATAGACCACACGCGACAAGATCGAGTTGAGTAACGTCCGCATATCTCGCATTCTTGCTCGTCTTGTAATCCACAGAATAGCATATCCCCGATTTCTTGTTGATAATCACTAGGTCGGCTACCCCATGCCACCAAACATTCGGAGCATCGAAATCGCACGATTCTAAGGTTTTCGTCAAACCAAGTTTTACTTCGCATAACTTTTCTCCTTCAATAGCGTTCAATCTCTCCAATGAAGAACGCAGATACTCAAATTTTGGCGGAAGGTCTTTACCGTCTCGGATATATTCCTCTGCGGTTAGGTGCATCTCTGTGCCATACATCGCCGCTTCACCAGCTTTGTCTTGCACATCCTTGGCTACCTTTAAGTGATAATACTTTTTAGGACATTGCTGAAATGTCTTTAAGCTACTGAACGACCATATCAAGCTCATAATAACGCCTCGCCTATTTCATCTCGTTCTTGTTTCTTTTGCCGACGCATAACTTCTTGCAGTATCTTGGGATCAACACGATCAAACGGCCACCATTGGTTAGCCATGATCTTGGCTATGGTTTCTTCAGTATCCATTTTTCTCTTTCAGTTTGGCTTCAATGTAATCAAAGTACTTGCGGAATCGGGCTTTATCTTTTGCATCAATATAAGTAAAGTAGTCTCGTTCCTTATCCGTTAGTCCTACCCATTCACGTTCTTTTTGTGCTACCAACTTACAGAGTCTGTAAATACCTTCTTTAGCATAGTCATCAAGCTCATCCCAACATCCTTGTGCGGTTAGCCCCGCTTGATACAAGCAATCGTCAATTTCTTCTTTAGTCATTCTTCTTCCTTTGGTATTCTAAATTCCCAGTATCCACGATGGTCACGCCATCGCTCCCATGAGTAATGGATTTCTTTTCTGTCTTTGCTAACATACTTCCACAGTATCCGCATCAACAATCCCCGTATGAAATCCCTGTGCCTGATTCGCAATTCAACGGTAAGCCCAGTGCCCACGTAGGGCGCATACGCATACACATCTCCACGTATTCTTGACCCGGAATAACCTCATGCTCTGGTACTACGCACATAATGGCATCATGTACCGTCATGGCCACTTTGTATTTCTTGGCAATCATTAGCATCTGCTCACCGATGACGATGCGGGCTAGCGCCTGACAAACATTCTCAATGACTTTCCCACCGTATATCCTAGTCGGCACAGACATCTTGCCTTTCTTGTTGTCGTATACAAGCTCAGACTTATCCTCGTTGGTTATGATCCTGAGGTTGGGGTAGCGTAGGTATAAACCATTAGGCAAACGAATTCCTTTTTTGCCGTCAACCATCAGCACACCTTCTCGGCCAAGTTTGCACGTTTGGTCATTCATAATAGCTTTAAGGGCTAGCGCCCCGTCCTGCCATAGCTCAACAATTTTCGGGTATGTCTCACGATATGTTGTGATGATTCGTTTTGATTCTTCTTCCTGAATCTCCACTCCAAACGTTTTAAGTTGCGCCTTAAATTTATTTGACCCCATGCCGTACCCCGCACCGAGAATCGTCGTTTTACCGACGAACCTTTCCTCCTTTGTGATATTTGCTTCTCC